CGGTGCATCGAAGGGAATGCTCCCATGTGTAAACATCGCGTCTACGGTAACAACAAAAGGTCGGAGTATGATTGATGAAACAAAGGAGTACGTGGAAAAGAACTTTCCGGGTGCGAAAGTGAGATACGGTGATACTGACTCAGTAATGGTTGAATTTGATGTAGGTGACCGTAAAGGCATCGAAGCCGTCGAATATAGTTGGGAAATTGGTGAACGCGCCGCTGAAGAGTGTAGCGCACTTTTCAAGAAACCTAACAATCTCGAATTGGAAAAAGTGTATTGGCCATATTTCCTCTATTCTAAAAAACGATACGCCGCAAAGTTATGGACGCAAGGTAAGGATGGAAAGATGAACATGGATTATATTGATGTGAAGGGTCTTCAGCTCGTGAGACGTGATAACACGGCGCATGTACGGGAAGTTTGTAAAGAACTTCTTGATGTCGTACTCGAGAGTAATGACACAGAAGCTCCGAGAGCTCTGGCTTTGCAACGTGCGATTGAACTGATTGAAGGAGACGTACCCATTGAAAAGCTCACACTTTCACAGGGTCTTTCTGATTCATACAAAGTAAAGGGTCAGAATGTATCTATAAATAGCCCAGACATCAAGGATATCAACCAGGCACACGTACAAGTTGTGAGAAAAATGAGAGAACGCCAACCTGGGTCGGAGCCTCAATCTGGTGACCGAGTTCCGTACGTTCTCGTGAAGACTGATGACCCGAAAGCAAAAGCTTTTGAAAAATCTGAAGATCCTAAATATGCGAAAGAGCATGATATCCCTATTGACTACGAATACTACTTCATGAATAAGTTTATAAACCCCGTATGTGACCTCATCGAGCCGTTGTTTGAAGATCCAAAAGAAGAGATATTTGGTGAACTCCTCACTAAAATCAAACCAAAAAGAAGACCAAGAAAGGCGAAAGAGACTCCTGTCGAAGAATTACCATTTAAAAACTAGATGCGTTATTATACTAAGGATGAAGATATCTGAGAATCTAGCCAGGGTATTTGAAGATGAGGTGGAACGGGTATGTCATGAAAGAATGCTTTTATACGCGCGGTCGGTGTCAAACATTCATAACATACCACTGAAACTTCTATTGAGAGATTTACCTAATCCCGGTGGTTATTGTATGGGTATTAAGAAGGGTGGTGAGCCGTGTACTAGAAAAGCGAGTCATGATGGTTATTGTGCAACGCATGCTACCACACCCAAACTTCATGACCCTGTGACCATGAGTGCAATTATCAGACATAATCACGCATTTCCTCCCATGTATAAAGCTGGATGCCCCGCGTGTGAATCATCAAATAGTAACCAGTTTAGAGATTTGAAGCTTATGATGTAATATGAGGAAATCAGATATCCTATTAAATTCAATTGATTCATTTTATGGTACACCCGAAAATGGACAAACGCTCATGCAAATTTTGTCTAAAACGGGTGGTATCTCACTTCGAAACTTGGAGTGGTTTATCACGAACTATTCTAAGAAAACTAATTTGATGTATAAAACAAATGACGGTAAGATTTTCAGTGTGCACTGCGCATATAAATCTACCCTTGATGGATATAGCAAGAAACTATTTGATCCATTTTGTCGATCAGACAAAATATCATATAGTGTCCCAGGTACAACTGATGAAATCAATACGACGCTCGCGCAACTCAATTTCATCAAATGGTGTATTAAAAATGGGATAATTAATTACATAAAAGAAAACAAAGATAAATTATTCGGTAAGTGATTCTTCGTATATAATACGATCAATTTCACTCATACCCTGTTCTCCTAAACTTGGAGAATACGATATGGGTTCGGTTCTATGTTCGAGGTAGCCATTTTCAAATGTGAGCGTCTTATACGCCGTGTAATATATATGACATGTGTATGATTCATCCGTTCCAAAATAAGGATTCATTTGAAAGTCAATTGTAGTTCGATTATTTTTTATATTTGTGAAGTCTAAACTCCCGGATGGGTCGACATTTCTTGGATTCATAGAAAACGTATAAGTGTATATGTTTCTGGGTGTTGAATGAAATTTATGATTCAAAACAGTGAGATACCTGTAATAGTGTGAATCTACATAATTTATGAATGGAAGTTCTTGACCATCTATGAATAGTTTCGCTGCGATTGCGACGTCATCGGACAATGAATCAATTGCACGTCTGTATGATGGTTTTGGTCCAAGATTGAATCTATTGTGGTAATAATCGTATATTTCATTTGTGGCAGTTGCGTTACTCGCGACATTCTCATTCTCAAACAATTTATTTCTGAAGAAGAAGTGGAGTGTTTTTACACGATTTTCTGGCGTGAGTTCAAATTTGACTCTATTCTCACCGGGTTCTATGTCAAATTTAGGGTGAGTTTTAAAAACATCGGTTATCATTTCGTATTTTTTAGACGTGTAAAAGAGGCGTTCTTCGGGTGTGAGTGTAATTTCTTCGGTAATGATATCAAAATCCTGTACTGACAAGGTAACTGGATCATCTGTGAAGAACGCCTGTGGTCTGAATTCAATTTCAAATTCGAGTTTTTGTTTATTAATGGCACATAATGGAAAATACGGTCTATTGTGTATGTTTGTTTCATAATCGGACGATTCATAAGCTCTCGAAAAGAAAAATGGGATAGGTACATACACGGATGTATCGAGACCTCTAAAAAAATTAAGATTTTGGTCGAGCACAGATTCTCTATACAAAAAACGTCCATCTGTGTATATTCTGCTCACGCTTTCTGATTGATCTAAATACATTTCATCGTATATGAATCCTATATCATCCTTGTATATTTCAATTATATTCTCGTCTACGCGCATGGTGATAGATTTGAATAAATGTCTCCCCACACGATCCGCGTAATTATATTGTGTATTTGAAAGTCCGGGTAAATTTAATTTAATGTACATATTCGAAAGAAGATCTCCCATATCTTGTGGTCTAAATGTAACTTTTATACTTTGACCGAAAGGCCATCCATCTGGGGCACTTGAAGGTTTATTCACATTAAAACTTCTATGAAATTTTCTAAAATTCGAGTGTCGTTTTGGTTCGTAGTTAAAGAGTGATTCTCCACCCAAAAGATACGTGTCCTGACCACCTATGGCTGCCAGACAAAGTGCGGCACCGGTATCTGGACCAGATCTATCGCACATACTACTTATTGCTTATATATTTTTAAATCCATTTTCCACATGGATATGTGACTCGTGGCAGCCAATTTTTCAAGTTCACGTTCAATGGCTTCGGTCTCTTCATTGAGTGTTTGTACAGCTTCTTTCGTGTACTGGTACGTCTTAATGTTGAGTAAATAATCATATGAACCATCAACTGTATCATACGACTTTGAAATCTCATTCTCGAGTTCACTCTTTTTTCTTTTGAATACGATAATGCGCTCGTTAATGACTGCGTCTACAAATCGAGACATGTTTTTTAGTTTAGTTGATTTTTCTGTGAGAACTTGGAGAAGGTGTGCTTTTCTTTTCTTGTACGCATCGATTCTGATTTCTACAAAATCTTCCAAAATTTCTTCGGGACTCGCATACTTTTTGATACCCTTTGTCGGGTGGAACAAATGCATGTTACTCACGTGAAACGATTTTTGAAGCTTGAAATCCTTGACAAGATTCTTGCCATTGTATCCAGTGATAGTGAAATCCACGTCTTCTGTCGTACTGTTGTTTACAAAACCTGAGATGACTTTCTTTTCTGCGAGACCATCGAGGTATTCCTTATAGTCTTGTGTCCATCGCCCTGGTGGAAGTTCTGTAATTTTAATGTTTGTTCCAGAACTGTTGCTCGTCCATACACCCTCTGTAATCCAGAGACCTTCCTCATTTTTGAATACACGACCCTTGAACTTGTCAAACCACGGTTTCATTTCTTTGAGTGTTTCGCCGTAAATAGCTCGTTCTATGTTTTCACATATATCCTTTGGGTTGAATGGTGGTACATAACAACTAAACCCCGTTCCGATGCCTTCGGTACCATTGATGAGTACTGTCGGTAACACTGGTACGTAATATTCTGGTTCAATGAGTCTACCATCATCATCGAGATACTTGAGTACCGCGTCATCTCTGGCATCAAAAAGTTTCCTCGCGTCCTTTGTGAGTTTTGTGAAAATGTACCTCGTTTGGCTTGCATCCTTACCACCCATGAGTCTCGTACCGAACTGACCACATGGCTCAAGAAGGTTGATGTTGTTCGAACCCGTAAAATTGTGTGCTAATTTTACGATTGTATCCGCGAGAGACACTTCTCCGTGATGGTACGCCGATGTTTCTGCAACGTATGCAGCTAACTGTGCCACTTTCATTTCATTCGTCAGATTCTTCTTGAAACATGAATACATCACTTTTCTTTGTGAAGGCTTGAGACCATCACACATGTGTGCAATGGAACGTTTCAAATCTGCGAGACTGAAATTTACCAGATCTTTGTGAATGAATTCTGTGATGTTGATTCGTTCGACATTTCCATATGGAATTTCGAGTTCGGAACTTTCCTTTTCTGTGCTCTCCAAAAGCCATGTTTTACGAGAATCAGCCTTAGTTTTATCGAATGCGAGAACGACAGATTCGTCTGTCTTCTCGTCTGTGTCAAATTTGACCGTGAGCTTTTCGATATTCTTGAAATATTCCCTCGCTTCCGCTGACGTAGACGTACCGAGACCCTTGTAGTATTTGATCTTCCATCCCGGTTTTCCATTTCCGTACCACATTCTAAACATAGAATCGGTGTAGAATGACATAGTCTGCGAACCTTTGGTCGCCTTAATAATAGGTGTGACCATGCTCACTACAAAATTTAGGTCGAGTAAACTCGGCCAAAAGTAATGAATCATATTGAGTACTAGACCTTTGATATGACTCCCATCCGTATCGGCATCCGTCATGATCATGAGACGACCGTACCGGAGTTCACTGAGGGTGGTATACACTTTACCTTGTTGCAAACCTAGAATCTTCTTGAGGTCACTAAACTCTTTATTCTCTGTGAGTTGTTTGACAGATGCATCTCTCACATTTTTGCACTTCCCGCGAAGTGGAAATACCCCATAATAATCGCGTCCAACGACCGAGAGTCCAGCGACTGCGAGTGATTTCGCTGAATCACCTTCTGTGACGATGAGTGTGCACTTCTCAGATTGCACAGTACCCGCCTTGTTTGCATCATCTAACTTTGGAATGCCAGTAATTTTAGACTTCCTCGCGCCATCAGACTTTTGAAGCTCTTTCATCTCTTTGAATTTAGAGAGTGCCATGAGTTCTGATTGCACATTCGTCTTGAGAATGTCCTTGATGAGTTTCTTTGTTGGTTCGAATTTGCTCCCAAATTCTTGTGGTTTAAGTGTGCACTCGGACTTAACCTGACTACTGAATGTTGGGTTCACAAGTGTTGATTTCACAAACACCATAAACGCATTCTTGACTTGTTGTGGTTTGAGTTTGATTTTCTTTGCCATTTCATCGATGATATTCGACGCGAGAATTCCAGCCACGTGGTCTACATGACTTCCACCTTTGGTCGTACAAATACCATTAACGAAAGAGACTTGTTCGAATCCATCTTCCGAAGGTGCAACACATACCGACCATCTATCCGATGTAAACATACAAACTTCGTCGGATTTTGTGTGCATTTTTGCATACTCATTAAATGCAGTCTTTTGGAGCGCTTCTCCTTGAAACTTGACTTTGCAATTCGGTGTGGTACAGATGCTTGCGTCATAGACACGCTTCTCGAAAATCTTGAATATGTAATCATCCATGGCTTTCATACCAAACCTAGACCAATCGGGTGTAAACGTCACACATACACTCGAGGTCGCTCCCGAATAGCTACGCATCTTCGGCTTTCCACACGTTTTCATATTGTCCGCCCACTCTTGTGTGTATGTCGTCTTGTTTTCCGAATCCTTGATTTTGATAGAGAATTTGCTCGAGTATACGTTCGTGAGCTTTGCACCGTATCCATTTCTACCACCGACAACGCGTTGTTGCGAATCATCATAGTTCGTACTCGTGAGAAGATGTCCGAACGTGAGTTCTGGATTCCAAATCTTTTCTTTTTCGTGTTCCTTGACCGCGATACCACCGAGGGGACCATTATTCTCGATACTTATTTCACCTTTTTCTTTGTCTACGTTGACGGAGATGGACGTTACCTGTTTCGGGTAGAGTGAATTACGGTCGATGGCGTTAACAAGAATTTCATCAAAAATCTTGAGAAGCGCTGGCGCGTAGATGATTGTTTTCTTTTCGAAACCGTCACCTTCCTTGACCCAATATTCTTCACCAACGCGAGCAACAGGACCAACATACGAGTCGGGTCTTTTTAAGATATGTTCCACGTGGGTAAGCTTTTTTGGATGCTTTCACTCATTTTTACTTGATTTTTAATAAACGAGGCTTCCACTTAAGCTATTTTTAAAAACAAAGGTAGGGGTATTTGATTATATCATTGTGCGGTAATAACCATGTAAATTTATATATTAATTTATATCATGAACATACATGAAATAAAAAATTTTGTGTCGGATAATGTGTGTGACCTTATTGTAAGTGAGATACCAATTACACCCACCATACCCCTGGATAAAGTATTTCCATTTTATGCTGGTAGAAATAGATATATGGATGACTTTCCATCGAAGAATGTATTAAAGGACATTTTAGATAAAATTACAAATAAATCATCGGAAATATTTAAACATAAATTGGGGGTCACTTACGGTGATGTGGTGACGTGGTATCGCGGTCAATCAATGGAACCACATTGTGATACACGAAGTCTTATTACTGGATTTCCTTCTCGCGGTTGTGAAAACAGGGACTATACCGCTATATTGTATCTTAACGATGACTTCGACGGTGGTAAACTATATTTCCCTGAGTTACTTGTGAGTATTAATCCAGAAAAGGGAAAACTCGTTTTATTCCCATCTAATATAGATTATGTGCATGGTATAAGCATAATATCACGTGGTATTAGGTATTCAATTCCGATATGGTTTCATATAATAAAAAATACCTAAGTCACACAGACCCACCCTTATAATTATACTATTCTGAAGATGTCCTACGAACAGTGCCTCACTGATGCTATGCGCATGTACCGTGTGGATTCGCCAACCGATAGATGCAAGAAACTTGCACACGCAACATGGAAGATGAAACAAAAATACGCACAAATCCGAAAAGAAAAGGAAAGTAAAGTTATTCGGTTTTTAGACAAAGCACCCGAACAGGTCGTAGAAAAAAGGCGTACGTTACAGATTTGCCAGGCAGTGACATTATCTGGCAAATCGTGTGGGTTTAGGGCTACGTGTGGTGAATTCTGTAAGAAACATCAACCAAAGTTAAAATATTAGTGTATTGTAAATGTTAGATCAGGAAACATTGAGACCAGTTATAATTGCCATGTCCCTCTACGTCGCGATTGCAAAAATTGTCCCCGAAAATGTGAAGAAGCCCACGAACATTGGTTTTATAGATGATATCGTCGCCATGCTCATCGCCCAAAAGGGTGCCATCGCTTCAGGCGCCATTCTCACGGGTCTCATTGTATTCATTACCAATTACATCATCGATGAATTGTTGTGATACATGTTCTTTCCCAACCATCAACTTCGTGTGTGAGTGATCCATGTATCTCAGTCGTTTTTCATACGCATCATTCATGAATTCCAAGAGTTGTTCTTTGTTTGGTTTGCCCCACTGCATACCTTTCTTAAACAAGAAGTCATCATTCTGCAACTCTTGAAGTTCACAATCGATCGTGTACGGTGTTTTCACATACTCCGGTGCTCCCCCATAATTTGTGATGATGACCGGTTTGTCGCGCATCGCCGCTTCGACAGCACCCATACCCACACCTTCCGAACTCGAGAAGCTGACGTAACAGTCGGATAGTCGGTGTATTTTGTCCATTTCGTCATCGGATACCAGACCATTTATGACTTCTACGTTTGGTAGTTTGATTTGGATAGGCTTGTTACACGTAGCTTTAATAATGAGTTTTGTATCTGGTTTATTCAACCGGATAAATGACTCAAGAATATCTTTAAAATTTTTACGTTGATCCATGATATTCCCTATGTGATAAAATGTATATGTGTCTTGGTGTGGTATATGGGCTCGAATGACATAAAATTCAGTGTCTGGGAATTGCCTCGAGAATACCTTTTTGCAAAACTCACTCGGAACTGCGATTCGTTCAAAAAACGAAAACAGTTTACCGTAATCTTCGTGTACGGTCTCCGTTTCACAGACGGTCATACAGTGTAGATGTTTGATCTTATGTTTGAGTTCTGGTATTTTTTGAAACCAATACTCGATAGGTAAGGCGAATATGAATGCTCTTTCACACACGGGTATCTCATTTTGAATTTCAATATACTTCCAATCTGGGAAAAGTTCAGTGTATTTTTTGGCATGTTGTCCTATTCCACTCAGAAGACTTGGTCCTATGACGAGCATTACATTTAAAGATAATATTTCCTTTATGTATATTACAATGGAATCTCTCAGGCAAGAAATCCGTGATGAAATGAAGTCTCTTCGCATCAATAAAACGCACGTCTATGACATATTGTTGCGTTTGATCGATGAAATTGATGGGGACAAACCAGTGTCCACGCCAGTTGTGAAGACCGAACCAGTTACCCCAACCCCAACTCCAACCCCAGAACCCGTAACTCCAGCCCCTGAACCGGAACCAGAAACACCAAAGGTGGTCAAAAAAGTGATTCGACGGGTTAAAAAGAAGGTTGAGGCATAGGCGCCGGTTTAGGCATTATGTAGTAAACACCTCCTAATATTAAAACTATCATTATAACGAGATAGCTAAATGGGTATTTCTTTGTTTCCTTTCTAGCTTTCTCTAATTGTTCGGCATCTGGTAATTTCTTTACGTTATGGTTAAGGTCATCTATTTTAGACATTAATCGATCGAGTGCTTCCAAAATTTGAACCTCTTTATTTCGTGGTTTTTCCTTCACGTCTATGGTTGTTATTTCTATTATCATATAGAACGACACACTTGGTTTTAATAGTTCGTAGTCACCATCACCCTGAGACTCATAAAGTTTAAAATGTGTTTTTTGTATTGATATAGGATTAAACAACGCCGTTTCTCTGTGAAATGACTTCCATTGTTTGTCTCTTATGATAAATGTGTTACTTCCAGAAAAGCTTCTCTCAAGTGGTATTCGTGCGAGTATTTCGCCATTTCTTTCATCCAGTATCTGTGCCCGTTTTGGTATATCTTCGCATACTATATCTATGTACTTAGAAACATTGGTAGTTCCAGTGCCATCACTTTCACCGACTTGAGTCACATAAAAATCTACAACTTTAAATCCAATCACCTTTGTCATGTCTTCCATATGCACGTTTGAATCGAGTGAAAAGTCGATCGTAAATGTGTTATTTGAACCACTCACAAATTCTGAATCTACTGTCACGTACTGAACTTTCTTTGGAACTTCGTGTAGGTTCATCTTGTAGTTAAGTTAGATAAAAAAAGAGGGGTATAAACACATATATGTGGTGGCTTTATCCCCGTGCATTTTGTTATTCTTTAAAGACGACTTGCATTTACAAATTTGTAAAAGCTTCTATAGTGTTTATTGCACACGTGCCCGAATACATCGAATATTCAATTGACGACTTTCGTTGGTCTAAACTTACCGAATACCCCCGACAGTTTTTGCGTACGGTTCAATCCGAAAAAAAGAAACTTGAAGAAGAACATCTCAGTAAAAATAAAGAAGAATGAGTTTATACAATTTATTTTTTAACTTTTTTGCGCCTAAGTCTATGAGAGACGATCTAAAATGTAAAATTGATAAAGGTGACTACGAAGTAGTCGTCGCTTTTAACGAAGTAGGTGAAGAAGTTATTCTTGAATTTCCCAAGGCTTATAAAGGAATTGTGAGTGTATAATGCAAAATGGTTGCACGACCAGTGACTTCCGCCTCGCTTTCTGTCAAGCCACGAACACTCTCTGTACAGACGTCCAAATCACGATATGGAAAAACCTCATCGAAAACAATTCGAAACATTCGTGCCCGGGTGCACCAAGAAAATCATATTTACGAGATGGCATTAAGTGATTTAAATGTGATTCTTCGAACTCTTCGTGTGAATCAAATTTTTGGGGAACAAAAATCAAGTTTGTATGATCCCGCAATCGATATAATTCGAGCAAAGATGGATGAAGTTAAACATGAACAGTCTCTCGAATATATGGAACAGTATATTTCGTGCTGTAGTGAAATCGAAAGATACAAAGAAATCGAGGCAAGAAATACTGAAAAGGAAAAATTTTACTCTAAATTCGAATTATGGGAACCGACTATCAAGCATCCGGAATATTGTTCGGTAGATAAAGTTCTCGAAGCACAAGTTCGACTTCACGAAATTTCACAGAGATGCGAAGATTTTAAGAAGAGGGAACGCACTTTTAAGATTAAAACGTTTGGCAAACGTCTTGCACCAAGAATAGACTTTTAATAACACACTTAAACAAATCAAACGCAGATGATATAGAAAATGAGTATGAATACTGAACTCGTGAAACATTGTACATCCCTTCGTAGGTTGTCTTATTTAGATGACCTCATGACGAGGATGATCGGTGTGGATACAGAGGTTTGGGCTCTCCGAGCCGATAACTTCCCATCGAAATATATTCCGGAAAATAGCAGAGATTACTTGTGTTACATTGGCATCAGTTCGGAAAAACTGAATGCTGATTATGGACAAGTACACTTTTTAACTTTTGGACACGAAAATTTTAATGGTAATGGTTCCGTATGTAACGATGGTTTATTGGAACACATGTATGACATTTACTGTGAAACGATTCAAAGTCAAATGGATTCCGAGAAAGAAGTTTATTTGTACCCGGCAGAAATCGATCATAAATCTCTTGCATATTGGTCTGATATCGCAACAAATACATGGGGTATTAAGGATAAATCTGAGATGAGAGAATTTATTCAATATAATCAACTCGAAGAGTGGGTAGACTGGCGGGCACTCGAAGAATATTTACCAAAAGTTTATTACCCAAGTGAGAAAGAGTATGACACCGAGTCCGAGTCCGAGTCTGAGTCCGAGTCCGAGTCCGAGTCTGAGTCTGAGTCTGAGTCTGAGTCTGAGTCTGAGTCTGACTCCCTGTCGGAAGAAGGTGAAATCAAGGATTATGACCACCCCCCACAAAAGCGTCGAAAACTCTGCATCAGCAGTGATGACGAGACCTAAATGTCAATATCCGGGGTGTTGGCATAAATCATCTAAATATGGCTGCTGTAAGGCACATGTAGATGAAGGTTTAGCTACGGAAGTTCTTTTAGAACTCAAAAACACTCTAAAAAATAATTAGTCCACGGTACTTTTAGACATTTAATAAATATTTACAATATCTTTCATTCATGTTTCCAAATGGCGAATACTCAAACGCAAGGTGTACGAGTGCCCCGACCAATACGAGGGCTCCTGGACCTTTGACTTTCATAGAAACACCTGTATATATTAATAGTGTAAGTAGACCTATCAATACGGCTTCAAATAATACAGTCGTAAATGGACGTGATATCATTAAAATTAATGAGAAAAAAATTCCTAAGTCATTTGAACTCCAATAAAATATCAATCACAAAAATGGCTGACATCGTGCATCTCACTGATCTCGTTAAATCTCTCATCGATGAAGTGAAGACACTTCGTGTAGAGAATAAACAACTGTATGAAGAAGTGAAGGCTATCAGAGAAGAAATAAAACCGAAGAGACGTAGTGTAACTATCGAGAAGGTACAATGTGCTGCAATCGCTGCATCTAGTGGAAATAGGTGTAAGTGTCGGGTAAAGGAGGGTAAGACTGTGTGTGAAAAACACGACAAACCTCCACCGTCAACAAGTGACGTTCAACCACCAAAAAAAATCCCAAAGGTTAAGAAAGTGACAAAAAAAGCAAAAAGACCAACACCCATGCATAATCACCCAATTGGTGAACCACCAAGTGAAGGTGTCACATGTGAACTATGCGAAGCACATGGTGACATTTTTGACCCGGGTGTAGCCGATACAGAATTTGAAGTTGTACCAGAAAATGGATTGAGTATAGAAGAACGTTTACGTAATATGCTAGAGAATGAAGATGATTAGCCGAAGGTATATAAAAAATAAATTTGTAATCATAAAAAATGAGTGATCCGATTCGAGTCATCATGTCCCTCGTCGACGAACACAAAACCGAACTCCCAGAAAATGTTTATTTAGAAATATGCGATAATCTCAAAAGACTCTATGCATCGGGTGATACAGTGAGAGACAATTACATACTTAATTTAACAAACGATTACCTGTATCTCATGGAACAAAATGAAACTCTGCGAAAAGAGATTACACAAATGAAACGAGACCTCGTTCGTTCTAGAATGGAACGTTTCGAAAATGTATCTACTCCTATATCAAATACACGAACATTTCTCGAAAACTTAGTGGGTTCATCTTCAAATACAGTTTCGAATTCTGTAGAAGATGTACCTCTGCCACCTCTTAGGATTAGGTTTTAAATGACCATCGTCTTTTCATGTCCCACGCGTAATGTAGTATTTATAATGACATCATATCCAACATCTTTCACATTTTTACAAAACGAGACGTCTTCGGAAGACATTTCCTTGATTATTTTTCCATCTGGCATCTCAAATGTCTGGAGTTCTCTATAAAAATATGGATATGACATATTTTCAAGAACTTCGCGTCGCACAGCCATAAATCCCATACCATTATACGCGACTTTCATGTGTTTGGGTGCACCCTCAAGGTCTTCCACGCGCAAAAATTTAAAATACCCATTCTTTTTGAAGAAATCTGCGTTCCACGTTTTAACGGCTGTGTAATGTCTCATGTCGATCATTCGGTAAATTCCTGACACAATGGGGTGTTTATCTGTGTCTTCTATGAGTTCCTCGAGTTGTTCGGGTAAAAAGAATATATCACTGTCTATCGTGACCCATACGTCATAGTCTACTTCACCGTTAAATGGTTTTTGATCGATACCCCGAAGTGTATCTAAACCAAGTGTTTTCATTCTAGAAAATGGTACAAAACTACTATAATCATTCACCATCATCACTTTGTACCCTTTATTTTGGAGATACATGAGTGCATTTGTCCAGTTTCTCAAGAATGCACCTGAGAATGTATCTCCTGGGAGAGCTACTATAACTGTCTTCATTAAATAAAAGTATATAAAAGTCTTTAATAATGTTAAGATGTATCGTCTAGTCCAAATATTTTACTTTGAAATGAGAAGACAATTGGCACACACGATGATAACAGAAGGTGTGGGTAAAATTATAAAAAATATATATAAAATATTCACGTGTAATAATGGTAAGAAAAAATGAGAAGGCGTTCCTCTAGAAAAAATGACCCAGACTATGTCGTTGATGAATCTGATGATGATGAACTCGAAGACTATTACAAACTACCACCTAAACCGTACGTAGGAAATGGTTTCAAGATTACATTTGATAGTCGCGAAGAGAAGCATAGATTCATGAAGAAAGTTGGAATTAAATACTTGAGTAAACTTTAGCTATAATACCCAAGTATCTTTTCGTAATATATATATTGTTTTGGAACGTCTTTTAATTCTAAATTTAATAATTTATTATTTT